TGCAGTAAAAACGCGCAAAATTCCTGCCGCGTCTAGCTTGGCGTACTGTTCCCAATCAGGTTTTAGTTTTATAGTGCCTTGATTTAAGGCAACCAATTCCCAATGCTTCTCAATTAATGGTTTTATGTCTTCTTTGACTGATGCCAAACATTCGTGTGCAATCTTCATAGATTCCCCTACCTATAATAATTTGGATTAGCCCCGCCTCCGTGACCGCCACCGCCACCGCCACCGCCTTGAGATGAACCTGTTGGCCTACCCCAGATTATTTCCTTCTGAACAATAGCAGTCACGTACTCAAACCCTTTATCTGTCGGGTGGTCTATCTTTTGATCTTCTGCGGTGTAGCGTCGAACCTTTGTACGTTCAAACGAAACTAATTTGTTTTCAACTGATATGCCTATAGTTGAATAAGCGCCAGACTCAGAGATTGTCATGGTATCCATGAAGCCAGAGAATACGATTACAGGGTCAGCGATGAGATCACCAGACGCATCAAACGCACCAAGAGAAACGGATAACGGCCTTCCTTGATATTCGTGATCTTTAGCAATGGCAATAAAGGACGTTTTAACGCCTGTTAAACTGACATTGATACCAGTGGCCGAAATGTCTGATGTTTCTGTTATTTGGCTTATTGAGAGAAGGTCGCCTGTACCTGTATAGGTGTTGCCGCCATACGCTAGATCACCAATACCATTCCAAATATTAAGAACGTTAGGGGACTCACCTGAGTCAAAAACCATGCGAACAAAGTACGCGGGGCGAACCACATCAGCGGTAGTTACTGCTGTCATCCCACTGGTTAGAGTTCTACTCACAATGCCTCCTCACAAGCGAACGAGAAGCCGTAAATACTAGCCTCGTTAATAGACCAACCGACATCGTTAGCAGACATGCGCCAAAGGCTTTTGGGTAGCGTAAAGTCACAGACCTGACCGCTTGCAATAGTCTCTCGCAATGGTGGCTGAAAGTTTAAAGTACCCGCGCCACTCGACTTGTCAGATGTGACCAAATACAGATAAGACCCTAGCTGAAAGTAAGTTCCTGCGCTAACTGCTGAACCCGACGATGTGGTGGTCAAGGTTTCAGATCGGATTGTTGCTTGTGCTGATAGGGTCGCTGACGCTGTGCTTGTGTGCAATGGGTTGCCGAAAGTAAAAGTCCCTTCGCGGCCTATTAAGCCAACAATAAAACCTTCAACAGATCGTGCCTCTGCATGGCTTAATGGCGGCAGACTGATCTCTGCTTCCCATCTAGCGCCTTGATGAGTATATACCTGAGTATCTAAAGTAAAAGGCGACTCAGCAACAGCGACAACCCGACGCAATCGCATAGACATATTCTGAATGCCAACATTTGGAAAAGCTAAAGGCATTATGCGCCTCCCATTGCTTTAGAGAAGTTGCCACCGCGTAACCTAGCATCTGCAACAGCACCTTTGGCGGCTTGTGCGATCTGAGGCATTAACTGAACGATCTCAGCCCTTACGGTGGATTGTATGCCTGTTGTGACATTGATTGTTTGGTTTATTGTAACGCCACCGCTAACGCCACCGCTAACGCCCCCGCTTTTAGTGTGGTCAATAACAGTTTCATTAGGGTGAAGTATTGCAGGAAAACCGCCTTTGCCGTCTACACCTCCAGTTCTTGAACCTCCACCTGTAAAACCACCTCCTTCAAAAGACTGCGACCTTATTTGTGCTACCTGAGCAAGTCCCGCAGTAACAACACCTGCCGCCATTAAAAAGTTAATTGGTGGTGGGTATGCCGCTAAAGCTTTAGAAGCTCCAGCATAGGTATTCATTATTGCTTGTCCTATCTGAAATGCTTTATTTACAGCAAATAGTTTTTTACTGTGCCTAGAAGATGCAGAAAATTGTTTACCAAGTTCTCCAACTATTTGTTGTGTTTGTTCTACTTGAGTTAAAGCATTAAATTTAGCCAAGTCAATAGCGGCTTTCTTTTTGATTTTATCTTGAAAGCTTTCCTGCTTTATAACTTTTGCGCCTTCAGAAGCTAAAATAACGGCAGGTGAATTTGCGGCCACTATTTCAGCGGTTTCCCTAGAAGCTAATTTAATCTCTTCATAAGCCGCAAGAATTCCTTCCGCAGGGTTACTTTGTCGCATTAATTCTATTTCAGATTGAAGCTCTTTAACACCCAACATCGCTTCATCAAAAAAACTTTTTATTCCGTCACCAATTAGTGGCTTGCCTATTTTCTTAGCAAGAATATCGTACAGCTCAATAAAAGGGCGAACAGCATCAACTAATTCTTTGCCAATAAAAACAGCAAGTTGATAAAACACTAAGTGAACTTGCTTTGCAAATATAGACATTGAATGCAATGCGCCCTGCACTTTAGCAAAAGCAGTAACTAAACCATCAGCCACACGCTGACCAACATTGCCAAACTCAGCAGAATCTACAGCGGATTGCCTAAATAGGTTTGCTACGGTTTCAATAATAGGAGCAAAAGCAACAGCTAATTGATTGCCTAGACCAGTGAATACAGCTTTAGCCCTAGTGATAGAATCATTAGCCGCTTCTATCTGGGCAGTGTCGGCACGACTTAAAGCAAGACCAAGCACGTTAGCTTCTGCCGCCATCTTAGCCAGACCCTCAGAGCCACCTGCTAATGTGTTTACTAGCGCGACACCTTCTGAGTCGAACAATTTCATAGCCAAACGAACTTTGTCTGATTGACTTTTTACTTTAGCCATAGAGTCAGCAATGACATTCATCTGTTCGTCTAAGGGCAACTGCTCTAACTCTGAGGCGTTAATGCCAAGTTCATGCAATGCGCCTACAGCCTCACCTGTGCCGTTTGCCGCTTCACTAACTCGCCTTGTGAGCCGTTGCATTGCCATATCCATCGTACCCGCAGATACGCCTGTAAGCTCTGCCGCGTGACGCAATCCTGCCAAGGCTTCGGTAGTTATACCGATTTTATCGGCTGTTTTAGCTAATTGGTCGCCCGATCTAAGGGACGATATGGTAAGGGCAGTCATTGCAGTAGCAACCGCAGTCACTACAATCGCAACAGCTTTAAATGCTTTCTTTGCTAATGTTGCCATGCCGCCAATGGCTTTGGTCAATGCAGGAAATCGCTTTTTAACTTTTTCAGCGGCCATGCCTATTTTAGCAAGACCTTTTCTAGCGCCCGCAAAGACACCTTCAAATTTGTCAAAAGCCTTAATTACAATATTTACATTTTCAGCCATTAGATTCGCTCTTTATTCTAAAGTAGGCCATCCATTCGTGAAAATGGTTTAACGGCATATCTTCTGCTTCTTCTATTGTAATGTGAAGGCGGTCAGCCAAGGAAAGCAGGTTCATCCTTGACTGATCGCTTTTTAGTTTCCCTCAAGCGCCTCTGCTGTTTCAATGTCTGCAAACATTTGATTTGCTATTTCAGAAATCACATTGGTCTCTTCACCCATCAAGTCAATACGATCTTCGCCAGATGTAAACAGTTTATCACCGCTTTCATCTACTGCCTTCATGCAGATCAAGTCAACCATAGCACCGATTGTAGTGTTGTTTAAAAAGTTAGGGTGCTTCTTCTGCAACTGGTCTAGGTCATAGCAGGTTATTGGCCTACAATACAACTTAAACGCTCCAGAATCGTCACCCCATGCAGGAACAAGAACTTCTCTTGCTTCTACCTTTCTCCTTCCTCGTAACTCTTTAGCTAATCCCATGGTTTAATCCCCTTTATACTTGTGCTTCAGTTACAGCGCCACTGCACTGAATAGAGAAACTGGCTTCGACCATTCCATCAAATGCGCCACTGATTGAACGTGAAGTTACAATGCCGCCACCAGAAAAGAAAGTTTCGCCAGTGCCAGTACCAGTGGGATAGATTTCAAAATCAACAGAAGCTCGCTCATCAAGGATTAGTTGCTGTGCATCAGCCTCATCCCAGTAGCACTCGATTGATACGGTGTTAGTTTTTAAGCCTTCTTTGTACGATCGTGCAACGTCACCCATCACTGAGTTTTCAATAGTGTCCGCTGAACCGTCAAAAGTGAAAGAACGTACTTCGCCTACCACGGCAACAGTCGTGCCTGAGACTTGTACTTTTACTACTCCAGATGCGCCTGTTTTAGTCGCCATGATATTTACCTCTAATTTAAGTTAAGTTGTGCCGCGAGTGTATTGATACAAAACGCGTACTGTAATAATGACCCCACCAATGGGATCAATAGAACCTTCATCGATCTCGACTTGAGTTATTTGCGTATCTAGGGCATAACCCCCACGCAAACGATCTACATCAAGACCCTCTTCTATAGCCTCTATTATGTTGTTCCTAGCCGAATCGATTACCGACCCTTTAACATAGCAGATAAGCTCATAATTTATTGTAGCCATACGCTGAGTGATTGACCCGCCTATGCTACTGTCTGCTCTATCCTCTCCTGCACTACGCACAAGGATAGCAGGAAATTGTGCGCTTGATAACTTGGCAAAATCGAACGGCTCGCGAGTAACATATTTTATGTCTACTGGCGTTATCACCGCTTGTAGTGTATCGACCAAGTTGTTTGCAATGCTTTCTCTTACGCTCATTTTAGTGCCTTAAAGAATATCTCGCCTAATTGCTTTTTCTCTCGTCTGCTGAAACCAAAAAACGGTCTTTTCTTACTTACCATTGCCGCCTTCTTAGCTTCTGCACCACGTGAAAAGTAAATCTCCGCATAGTTACTTGTTGCCACAGCAGTAATACTACCTAACATCAGGCCAGTGAATTGCAAATCCACATTTTTTCCACGACCCTTGCTTGCACGAAAGGCAAGATACTTTGGGCTGTATCTAGGGAAAAAGCCTTTAAGCCCTCTACCTTTTTTAGTCCTATCTTCAATGATGTTGATGCCTTGCAAAGCAGTCTTCAACAAAGCCTTTTTGACGCTTGCTTTAAGCTCTATGCCTTTCTTTCCAATTCTTTTGGAAACATCTATCGCATCGTGGCCTAACTCTACTTCCATTACCTGTCTAACCTCAGTCCTACAGGTTGCTTCTCATCTTCTTTTACGTTCCCATCACCATCAGCATCATAATCAACGCCATCAGCTAACACTGATTCAAGCTCTTCGCCATAACGAGCCTTGTAGAAGTCGATCATATTGCCGAACCTATCGCCCTCTGTCCAGTTAGTCAACTGGGGTAAAGCATAACGCCACAGCACTAAGTACGCGCTGACAGTAGTGAACTGGGTAGCGGTTAGCTTGGTGTTATCCATCTCGCCTGATATGTTCTTTCTAGGCCACCATTTAATACGCAACTCGCGCTGAACATCAGCCTCTGCTTTTGGGTGTTCCAATACGAAAGACTCGATACCTAGATCGAGAATATCGGGAATCAGTTTTAATAAATCTGCATCGCTAGAATATGCCATTACTTACCTCAGTAAAAAACCCACCCCCCGAAAGAGGTGGGTATAGTCTTACAGTACCGCGTCAGAAAGAAGCTCAATTCCGAACGAATCATCAAGCTCTGCAACACCATATACAGCAGTGGCGTTAAGCTCGAATGCACGAAGGGACTCATCACGCTGTGGGGCGATGTTGAAGTCACGCTTCATGGCGATCATGATTGCTTCTGGAGCGAATACAGCGCCTTTAGCATCTCCTGAGCCATCGATAGCTACGTTAGCTGACTCGTAGACATTGATGCCCGCAATAGTTCCAACATAACCAGTACGCATCGCTTCGTTCTGCGAATCGCCACCGTTCGGGTTAGCGAAGGTGTTAGTTAGGTTAGCTTTCAACTGGTACGCTTGGAAAGGGTGTACAACAGCGTTAATAACGCCAGTAACCTTGTTAGCGCGTAGAGTTGCGGCCGCTTTAAATAAGTCAGCTACAGTGATCTCAGCACCTGCTGATCCGATAGAACCAGAGAAGCCGTCAAACAAAGCGATTAAGTCAGTGTCGATCTTGGTAGCGATAGCGTTACCTAGAACAGTACCTAACTCAACAGCAGGGTTGCCGTCACCGTAAGTAGCCATGTCAGTTAATAGAACCTGTGCGCCTACTTCGCCAACAGTTACAGAAACTGAAGAAGTAGAAACAGTGGTGCTAGACATGTCAGTGCCTTCAGTCAAGTTAGCCGCTGAAATAGCAGGGTACTTAGGAACCTGAATTGTCTTGCCCGCTTGAGCCTGAATGTTGTACATAGTAACTAGGCCAAGCATGAGTGATTGCTCTTCAGCAGTGAAACGTGCTTGAGCTACGATATTGACGAACAGGTCGTCGAGAGTTGTTGAAGTTGTTGCCGCCATGATAAATACCTTAAATTAAAATTAGTTTGTGGTTAGTGGTCACTTTTTCTTAGATGCGGCAAATGCTTCTTTACCACCATCATTCCAGTTTGCAACCATATCTGCCACAGATTGAGGCTTCTGTGTAGAGCCACCAGTGTTACCCATCGAGCCAATACCGCCTTGTGAGGCTTTGACCATATGTGGGTTTACTGTCAAGAATTCAGCTACCATTTCATTAACGGATAACAATTCACCGCTGTCATTGTAGCGCGGTACTTTGTTAGCGTCCAGAACTTCAACCGTTCCATCTTCCGACAGTCTGGTCTGGTCTTTCAGCAACTGTGATACTTGAGTTGGATTAACAGCGTTATTGTTAGAAGCCGCACCCAGAATCGCTCCGTCTACTAGCGTCTGTTGTAGCTTGCTTTTATAGCTCTGTATCTCCATGTCTTTCTTTTCGACAGTCTGTTTTAGAATTGAATCAAACTCTCCGCGCTCTTTCTGTCGCTCAATATCTGCGGCTTGTTTTTCAGCCAACAAATCTCTTGCTTCATTCAGGTCAATGCCTGACAGTTTCTTGTCAAACTTGCGCTGTTCTCTAGATATGCGGTCAGCTACGATTCTATCTAATTCATCTTGTGTAAATGTCTTTGCTACCTGATTCTCAACTGCATTAGTTTCAATCTCAGATTCCATGTTTTCTTCGCTCATGTCGCGGCCTCTTAAAGAGTGTTGGTGAGTCTGGATTGTAGCACATTAAATTAATTTACAAAAACCGTAATTATTTACCTCATAAGTGTTTACATTTATGTTCATATAGTATTTAATGTAATCTCAATCAAGGGGAAAATAAAATGGCAGGAACAGGCAAAAACACTTCACAAGATGCAAAACGTCACGGTCACACTGGCAACCGTAAAAATCACCAAGTAATTTACAGACCTAGTGCCGAAGAGCGTTTGGAAATGGCAGAATTTGGTTGTACCGATGTAGACAGTTACACAGAATCACCATCTCTTACTTGCAGTAAAGCGTTTGGATTAGCTGAAAGATTGGGAAAAATGCAATACGAAGTTTCAATAAAAACAATTTAATCTAACCGCCCCTTCGGGGGCTACTTCTTTGGTTTTTTCTTCTTGGGTCGGCCTACTTTACTACCGTATGTTCCTTTACCTTTTGGCATAATCTAGTCCTCTATTACTGGTCGCCATCTATGACGGCAATTGTAGCCGCCCGCTGAAACAAAAGCATTGGAGTCTATCTTACCGCCCCAACTGCCTTGCCATATCTCTTCGATCTCATCTATCGTATACGTCTTGTTTACGTGCCTAGCACAAAACTCTCTCGTTGCGCTGTCATCTGGGCCACGGTATGTAAACTTAGTTGCACCACTATCCAGAGCTATTCGGGTGTTGATTGACCTATCGAACTGCAAAAGAGAATCGTGTAGTTGTTGGCTTGCGTACCTAGCCATGTCACCGCTAAC